TTAACGGACTATTATGTCTATACTGGAATGATAATCCTTGTCGGCCAGTTTGCGCTACAAACGAAGTATTAACTGTGAGCGTAGGATTGCCTAACGAATCTAATCCTAGCGTGTAAAATACTTGATCTTGGTAAGCATAAAATATTGTGCCGGTGGTATATTGAGTTTGAGCTGCTTGGATGGTAGCCATAGTTGGATACTCACTATTAACTGTGCCAGCATTAACTAACAAATATCTTTGTAAATTATCAAAATCCACAGTGGCTTGAAAAAACACTAATTTTTCGTTGGCATTAACACCGGGTGCCACAATGTCATTAAAGAAATCTGGGTTTACAGGAGTTAAGTCACCACCAATTGATGCAAAGCTGACTTCGACCTGAAAGTCGTCGACAAGACCATCGCTTAAAATAGGTTGATTGATAATGGTCAACACATTGTCGGATGGCATTGGACTATTACTATCTGGCTGCGTGTTAATTCTTAATACATTTACATAATCTCTAATTACTGTGCCGGTTCTACTGTCGTAGATTGGTTGATTGGTATAAAAGAAAAATCTTGTTTCTAGTACACTACCAAAATAATAATTTAATGATCTTGAAACCACAGTGTAAGTNGATCCGTTGTAGGTTGCTTGTATTAACCAGCTAGCATCAAGATTAGTACCACTGGTATTTTGTGCGTTGGCCAAACTAAATGTTGCATCAACAGCAAGATTATTANAGGTAATAACATACCAAGTATCAGTAAGATTATTATAGCCAAGACCAAAATTTTGATTTAGATAAATTTGACTAACAATACTTTGTTGTACAGTAGACGGAATATCTGTTACAAACACAGGAATTACTTGTACTGGAATTGCCCCAGTTGGTACAAAATTGTTTAATACTACAGGGCCAACTCCGCTAGGTAAATTGCCCAGGCCTTGATTAGTTCCTGACAAATACACCGCTGTAGGGCTAGCCCAGATTGTAAGTTTTTCGTTGGGGCCAGATGGTACCCCAGCTGCCAATGTATTGTCTGCGGCAAAATAATATCCAGTGGGTGCGGCAAATTGGACCAGAGATCCTTCAAGAATATATCTAGCATTATTACTAGCATACGATCCTACCGGAACTGGGTCTCCAGCTGCATTTTGAAAATAACCAGTGGTTTCGTTGGTAATAACTGTGCTCTGATGCCATGTATAGTTTAATACTGATAAATTTGGTCTAACAAAATTAGCATAATAAAATTGTTTGAGGCCAGCCCGTAATACCAATGGATCAATTTGATTAGTTACCGCATTAGAAATATCAGTTGTAGTTAGCCAACTAAACTGGAATGTAGACAAGGCATTAACTTCATATAATGCTCCGTCATCGGCAAAAATATTGGTGCTAGAATATTTGCCGGTACCGTCAACTAGGTCAAGATACCGACTGGTTCCAATACTTGCACGATTTAATGCGGTACTTTTGAGAATGCTGTTGTATTGTGTAAACGGAAAGTTTGTATAGTCTTCGCCGTTGACCATACGATTTTGTGTATAGTATTGAGCCGGTGCTCGTTGTTTAATTTCATCAATAGTTTCACGGGCCTGAGCATTGGTCACCGGTGCAGTAATACCGCAGGTAAATGTTAATGTTTCAATTTGTCCAGTACGACTAATATAACTAATAGGCACCGTAACTGACTGCATGTTAACTGGGTTAATAATATAGGTCAGTCCGTTGGATGCGCGAACATAGGCGCGGAAAGTTCCTACTGGAATGGTACTGAATATGCCGTCGCCAAAGTTTAAGGTGATTTGATCATTGGTGCGACTAGCAATACTGTAAATATCTCTCGTACCTGGAGCAAGTTGTTCTGTGGCAGCGGCATATACACTTTGTACATATTTCCAGAAACTAGAAATATTTCCTGTGTTGTCAAGTTGATATAGCCAAACATCGGTGTTGTTAACACCTTCAATATTAATGTTTACAGCACGATTGCTAATTCTCTCGGCTAAATTAAAATCTTGATTTTGCAATACACCTTGTTTGAACAAGAAGAAAAAACCAGTGTTAGCACTAGAATATCCTAGCTGATCATTTCTAAATAAAACATTAAATTGACCATTTGGCAATGGAGGCGGCTCATAGACATAAGTCTGCCCGGCAGAAGTTGCATTGACTACTTCAAATGGCATATTCACTGTATCAACTGTAGCAGTGTATGGAATTACTGGAATGTATCCTGGCACTAAATTTATTGTGTACTCTTGGGTATCAACACCAAGAATTACTTGATCATATCCTGGGCGGCCAAATTGTTGAGCATTAACCAAACTAGCATTAATAATCGAAATAAACTGTTCTTGCCAGTCAAGATTAGTTGGGTCTGCCCAGTTAACTGTAAGATTAGCAAGATTAATACCGTTATAATCTACAATATCTTCTGTGGTAGAAACAGAAAATACCTTAAGATATCCGCTGGCTTCTGTGTTACGTAAGGGTGTATAACTTACTAAATTAGCCAGTTTAACTACGCTGTCACGGCGTTCGGCCGTATCTATATAATTTTCACGAGCGTTTAAATCGGTACGGAATGCCAGACTTTGCCCCATAAAAGCCATAACGTCTAGTAGGGCAATAAATTCAGAACTTTCGATGTAATCATTGAAGGTTTCTGGATAGTATAGGCGTAAGTAGTCTATAAAACTTTTGCGTAGGGTTTCAAAATCGTAGCTTTGAAAATCAGCCTCACGATAAGTTTGATAAATTCGTTTCCAATCTTCGACGCCAAATATTACGGTTTGCCTTGTGGTTGTTACCGCTGTAGTTGATCCCGAAGTTGTATTGGTAGTGGCCATAGTTATTCCAGTGTTAGAGTATTTATGGTTTTAATAAACTGGGTAGTTAAACGTAGGTAGCCGTGCGCTGTTGTTGATCAAAAAAGATGCTTAACAGTTGAGCATTAGTACTAGGTACTACAGCAATACCCACTTGTACAAGCAGGCCGTTTTCTTGGGGGAACATTTGTATGCCGCTGATAAAAATCCTAGGATCTCCGGCACAAACTTGTTGTATTTCAGTGTAGATTAATTGTTGTGTTTCTTGTGTTTGATTCTCAAACAGATAATTCCAAAGCACTGTACCGTACCCCGGACGGCCAACTAGCTCACCTTGGCGTATGTTAAACGCATTAAGTAGGTCAATTTTAATCAAATTAAAGTCTACAGCGGTAAACTTCTTGTTTTGATTGATTGTGTTAAATCCAATAAATGTAGGCATCTTGTATTTACTCTATTAAAATTATCCAAGAATTTGATTAACTTGAGATGCTTTAAACACTGGTATCCCGCTACCGGCGCTGTCCACGGCGCCTTGTGCTTGAGTAAGCAATGCTGTTCCTTGTCCCTGCAACTCTTGTAGTTTTGTTTTTGCGTAATCAATATCAAGTGCAGCTTTTGCAGAAGGCGAATTAGGATCTGGATAGTCAAAACTTGGTGTAGGAATTTTAGGATTGCCTAATATTCGTGTAGTAGCTGCATCTAATGTGGCTCGATTTACAGTATTGTTAAACCCTGGGCCAGGCGACGTAGCGGCAACTAACGGATCAGTTGACCCACCGAGTAAACTGCCAGCCCCTGCGCCAAACAAATCAGTTAACTTTGACAAGCTGCCAAGATTTCCAAGGCTACTTAAACTTGGCAAGCCAGCAGTTAACGCACTTAAATTAGGCAATTTAGAAGTTAAACTACTTAAACTTGGCAAACTAGATGCTAGACCACTCAGACTAGGCAGGCTAGAAGATAGGCTACCTAGGCTGGGTAGGCCGGACGATAGACTGCTTAGATTTGGAAGGCCGTCGGTTAAGCTGCTTAAACTAGGTAAATTTACGCTGCCCAGGTTACTTAGGCTGGTTAATGGATTTGTGGCTCCGGTGGCAAATTGTGCGGCCTTGCCTAACACGTTAAGATCTGTTGTAAGAGATGCCACGCTGGGCAGACCCGGAAGAGTTGGTAATGCAGATGTTAAACTACTAATACTAGGCAAATTAGAAGTTAAACTACTAATGCTGGGCAAACTACTGGCCCATGATGCGGCGGCCGCAGTACCAAATTTACTTGCGTTTGTAATCAATGCGCCAACATCAGCAGTTACTCCTGAGGTTAATTTATCAACTGCACCGCTTATATTTTGCAGACTTCCTACTCCGGGAATGTTTACAGCCCCAGACGCCAAGGTACTTAAATTTGTAGTTGCTGAAGACAACAACCCTCCCACTGGCGAATTGGCCAAGGCTGTGGTTATTCCGCTGACATCAGGTAGTGCAGATGTTAAACTACTTAAATTAGGCAAGCCTGCGGTTAAGCTACTAAGATTGGGTATAGAAAAAGATATACCGCTGGCAGCACTTACCGCTGACAGAGATTGTAATCCGCTTTGGGTATATACTTTCCCCACCAATGCACTCACCGACGAAGCAGTTGGTGGTGTGATAGTACCGGTGGCTGTTAAACTATCATAGGCATTGCTCATCAATGAGCTCATAGCTCCATTTTGTGCGGCTGGATTATTGAGAAATTCTTGAGCGGTGTTAACTCCGTTTAATCCTGTAAAAATTCCAGGAGCAGACATTACATCAGTTAACGGACTTGGATCAAATATAAATTGTTGATAGGTCCCGGGTTTAACATAGCCAGCTTGTTCCAATTGCTGACAATCTAATCCATACTGGCCAACACCTTTGTCATTGGTCATAACATTGGCTGGTTGGTCAACAAAGTTTGCTACCTGGGCCATTATTCCCTGTACCTGACTTGAACTTAATGGCCCAATTGGCGCAGGAGTAAAACTAGTGGATTTAATGCTGGCAATATTGGCTGCGGTAATTGGATTTTGTAAAGGAATATTTACTAGTGACGGTATACCTGTAATTGTAGGTAATCCGTTAACAATGGCCAAAATAACAGTATCAGGAACTCCAGCAGTACCACGATCTAACCGACTAAGGGCAAATTTAACCGCGGTTGACTGCGTACTGCTTATACTTTGTCCGGCGGTAAATCCTACCAAAGATCCTGCGGCTACTTGAGTATAAAATATTTTATCAGCCTGTGTTTGGGTCGTTCCAGCAGGAGCCGTTATGGTAAACTTTGCACCGGAAGGAAGGGTATATTTAAATTGACTCATTCTGCTGTAATTGTAACCCCGGCTGGAACATCTGGTGCATCTGGCGGAGGACTACCACTACCATCACCAAGATTTACTGAGTTAGCAATACCCATATTATGATACGGATATGGCTCGTGGGTGGGTGCCCGTGTTACAATACTTTCTGTGCCACTAGGAGAAACTACCCATCCTGTGGTAGTATTAAATTCTGTGTTAGGTTGTATATATGTGGTCAATCCGGCAGGAGTATCAACCTCAATTATTTGGCCGCCGTTAAGTTGTATTTTTTCTCCATTAAAACTCAGAGTTGAACTTGTGGCCCAACTGCCAAGTTGACTACTAATCGCTAAAGTACCGATGGCTTTTATTCCAATTCCGCCTTGACTAAACAAACTTAACTGACCTTTGTTTGATAAACTTAAATCACTCTCGCTTTGTATAGTAGTTGCGTTGGTGCTTTTTATGTTAAGATTGCCGCCCGAAAACATATTAATGTCTTGGTCTGCGTGTAAATTTAGTGTGCCTTGTGTGCGTAGATTAATACTGTTAGTAGCATATACATCCAGTGTGCCCTCTTGCCCTAACTCTATCCAGGCCTGGCCGTTGGCGTGACAAATATAAAAACAGTTACCGTCATCACTCATAGTTATCTGATGACCTTTGGAGGTACGGATACGTATTAAATTATCGTTGCCCTGTAGGTCACCATCATCCATGACAAAACTATGTCCGCCTCTACGACCAATGACATTGGCGTCGGTTGGTTTTACGCCTGTTAAAGATTTACTATTAACATTGGCATCACCATCTTTGAGTATACTACCTGCATAAATTGCGCGACCCGGAGTGCTAATACCATAACAATTACTTGGACTTTCTCGTTGACTAGTTGATCCGATTGATCCTCGGACCTCATCATTGATTAGTCCTTGTTGAAATAACACGCCTGCTACATAAGAATGCACTGGTTTTTGTTGCTCAAAATATTTAGGATTGTCAGCAATTTTTAAGTTAGTATTATTAATTTCTGTTACAGGTAGTTTTGCTGCTCCGCCAAAATAACTAGCCTGGTCTTTATTTTGTGTAAGTGCTTGTGACTTAGTAACTGACCCAATTGCTGGAATCATATGTGTGATTCCTTGGTCTGGTATACAACCTAAATAATACCCAGCCTTGGGATCGCCGCCAACAAAGAAACATAACACATTAACACCAATATCCGGCGGTGTAAACCACATACCATAACTTTGCTGATTCCCTTGCACAAACGAACCGGTACCGGCACTACCACCTTTAGGCGTGGCTCCATAAAACGGCGGGCAATAATTTACATACCGCCATAAATCTTTGTTGTTTGGGTTTGCACCACCAAATTGTTCAATATAAACTTGTAGTCTGCCAGTACGAGCAGAATCAACATTGTTCATTACTCGGCCAATAAATGGACCAAACTCCGTGGGCATACCTCCACGATCAAATTTATAATTCTTGGGTTGCCCCGTTGTTTTTGATATATTTTCGCCGGCCATTACGAATCATCCTTTGCTATTACTTGTGGTGGGGTTGTATTTACTGCACTTGCTTGTTGTCTAGCCGCTAAAGAACTTTTTGCCGACAGCACAGCATCATACAATGGACCGGAGGTAATTGGGCCCGTTCCCCTAGGAAAAGTCCCTCCAGCTGCTACATAGGCTTGTACGGCAGCTGTTTCCTCTGCATTTGCTTGAATTGGTGAGTTAGTGTCAATTTTTGGTGGAGGAGTATCAGACCCACCAACTATACTACCGTCGGAGTTTGGAGCGCCAGGAGGGCTTGCTGGTTGTGGTGTTGGCGGATTATCAGCGTTAAATTCATCCTCAGTTCCCGCACCGGTACTTTGGGTTGCAGTGCCGTCATTCCATAAATCTGGATTTGCTTCGTCAGCTGCACTAACAACACTATTTGTTGTGTCGCGACTACCAGTAACTGTCGGGGCAAGAGGAGCACCGGGTCTTCCATTGGCAGCTGCAGCCTTTGTGGCGGCTGCATCTTTAGTATATTCAATTAATAATCGTCCTTCTAATTGCTGTTCAAATCGGCCTTTACTAAAAGTATTTTTGCATTTGATTGCAGTATAGGTAAAATTTTCTTGAGGCTGGCCAGTTTTAGAATTAACATCTACAATACCAGTACTAAAATTATAATCTTGAGGAGCATTAAAACTAACATCAAAAACTATTTCTTGACTATCGTAATTAATAGTACCATCAGCAAGATACGGATTAAAATTAAAGGCATTAGCAACCATACCTATGCCCACCTCACCTTGTTGCATCCATGCAGGATCACCTACAATTTTTAAATTTACTTTGGCTTGGTCTGTTGGACTGTATAGAAAAGATGCTCCATTATCGGCAGCTTCGTTAGTATAACCAGATTGTCCTTGTCCACGGTTTTCACTAGTGGCCATATATGTTCTACGATATTGATCTCTAAAATCATAAGTCGTGCCTTTTGATAAATCTTTACCAGTGCCAGTTAAGGTTAATCGATAATAACTATTATACTCTTGCTCAAAATTTAAAATTTGTGTGTTTAGACCAGTGAACCAATAATTATAACTCTTATGACTGCCGCGATATCGACTGTCTGGAAAGTACTGGCTGGACATTTGTGTAATTGCATACGGAGTAATAATAAATGTCATATTATATGCATGATCTTTTCTTATATTGTCGTACCCAAGATCTTTTGCTAGTAGGGTAACTTTGTACCAGGCTGTAGTGCCATTGCCAGGGTTAGGATTGGCTGTTTGTTTTTGTAGTCCAGTTACTGGATCGTATACTGGATTAGTTTGAGTATTTTGTTGTCCAGTTATGTAGCTACTGCTACGCATAATTTGATCAATCAATTGAATGATTTGTGTTCCGGCACTAACTTGCCAAATTTGACTGTTAGTGTTTACTTGTTGTTTTGTTGAATCAAGTTTAGCAGAGGCAGTGTTAGGATTGGTAGTTGCAGTATTACTCAAATCAGTTTGCCCGGGTCGTACTACTTGAAATGCACCCAAGTTTCCATTAGGGGTAAACTGTATTGAATATACGTCAGCAATCTGCGCTTTTTTAGTCTGAACAAGATACTGCTGATGTGCGTTTAATGCTTCACATAATCCTGTAAACACTTTATCGGTTGCTACAGGTGCAGCACTTGCAGCAGAAGGAGCGGCCCCTGTTGATGCAGCGGCAGCGGCCGCACTTCCAGCCCAGCCACCTTCCCGTTGAGATAACGGTGTGTATAGTTTTTGGTCGCTATTCGGGTTTGATTTATTAGGATTAGCTGCCGCAAAGGCTTGGTCAAATGATGGCATTTATGCTCCTGTGGCGTAGCCAACTGAATATTGGCCATCCTCTGTTACTTGAACTGAGCCGCCGGATAATATCGAAGTAGCCAGTGCGTCTCGTGACCCAGGTATAGCCGGTGCAGAAGGAGGTATGCTTGCCGACGATGGGGTTGGACTTTCTTGCCTAGCGCCTGGTTCAAACTGTGCTATGTCAGCAGCCGACACTGTGCCGCCTACTAATAGTTGAGCCACTGTTTGTCCTGATAAACTAAAGGCAAACGGTATGGTACCACGGTCGGTGCTGGCATTATAAAAATGCACCAGAGGTTTTGCCGAGACTGAATATTCTATGGCTCGGTTGGCTACTCGAAATTTTATATCTGTAACTACACATGGATAATATTTTTGTATAACTGATTTGGGGTTGGTATTGCTAAGTTGACCTGTGGTGGTTGTTTGCCCGGTTGCAGGGGCTACTAGATTACCCTGGCTATCATATCCATAAAATTGTATTACCAAACAATGTTGTGCAGTTAGATAATTTGGGTTTGGAGTACTCGGAGTAACGCTTTTAACGGCTTTATATAATTGTTCTATTAAAGTTATGCCGTTAGGTTCGGTAACTTTCCATTTAAGTTCTGTAGCCGAGTTTATCATATTTGTACCGTGTAACGGCACCACACTATCAATTTCTAAATCATCCATATAATAATCAACAGGGAAAAATTGATTTCGATTGCCAACAGGTATACCACCACTTTGCATTAGTAACTGCCACCCTACAGTATTCACCTTCATTGAAGTGTATAAACTATTATATTGTGCCGGGCTTAATAGATACCAACTGATAGAATATGTGTAACTGGCATACTGATCTAATACATTTGGCTGTGTTATAATTTGTGAGTTTGTTGCTGTCCCAAAGGCTTGATTTATCACTTGCTGTGCTGTTGTTTTAGATGCACCAGGGTTATCATCTGCACCTACACTAGTAGCGGCATTGCCAGTAGTGCCGGCACCTGCTCCAGTACTTGTTGGAGCACTTCCGGCAGGAGCATCATCAAGATTTTGATTAACTTGAGAGGCATTATAAACAGGCGCTGCCGCCTGGGTTGGATTTAGAGAATTATCATTTACAATTGTATCTAGCTCTTTTTGTGAAAGAGCCTGTTTTGTTGGATCCGGTTGCGGAGTGCTTTGCGATTGCCCAATGTCAAGACCACCAGGAGGCAGCCGTAATTGATATGCGCCTGTTGCTGGGTCAAACCATTGTTCGTATCCAGATGACGGATCAATGGCGTTAAATCGAAATGCCATGTTAGAATCCTAGCACTGATTGAAGCGTAGCCAGTTTAGGCAAATAGATTGCGGTACCTGCGGCAAAATCTAATGGTGGTGCTTGTAGAGTATTTGGGTTGCGTTGATAAAACACCCACCACAGGGCAGAGTCACCATAAAGGTCATAGGCCAACAAATCTGGTCTGTATTGAAAGGTTTGATTGATAGTAAACAACAAGTCGTCAACTGCTTTAGGTATGGGTCTGTTGACCATGACATCTAAGAAGAATTGACTATAGCCTGTAGTATAATAAGGACTAGTAGAAGAGTATGCAGATGCCATTACCAGAATCCTCCTTTGAGTAATTGACCATTGGCAAAGTTTTTAAGGCTAAACTGTTGACTGACCTGTTGACGACTTTGTACCGGTAATAAGGTAATAGTCATATCCATTTTAGTCGGTACGTATGTTGGATTACTTAGTAAGGATTGTAGTGGGGCCGGTAAGGCATTCTGGGCGCCTGGGGGTAAAAATGCATTAGCCAATCTAGTTACAGTTGGCGCCACAGCATTAAGTGTAGTTGAGTATAAATTTTGCAATGGTTGTAAATTTAATCCAAGATTATTTGGGCTACCAGAGCTGATATAATCAACGTCGGGTGGCAACGTATAGTTAAATTGTTGTACTAAACAAGGATGATTATTAAATTGATAATCGCCAAGACCGCTTAAAAATACCAATGGAGGTGGGCTGCCCCGTTTGGCATCTTGACCGTAAAACATCTTGGTTACTGAACGGAAAAAGTGTATGACTGCTAATACATAGGCTGCATCGCTGGTACTTTGAGCTGTAAATGTTGCAGTCATGTTAATTACATCTACGTAACTGTTTTGATAAAAATATCCGCGATAGTTGCTGTGCGTCAAGTCGTATGAACTGTAATTGGCCTTGTAGGCTGTGCTGATTGCCGGGGTATATGGAAATATAACACCGTTGGTTACTTTTAACGGTTGTAACAATCCAGCCTGTGAATCATTATACAAATATGTTGCACCCGGTGCTAATCTTAAAGTTACACGCCAATCAGTATTAGCGGCAAATTGTAAATCAGAAATCTGTGGTTGATCGCCCATTTGGGCTGCGCCAACTGTGGTTCTCGCTGCCGCCAAGTTGGCAGGGTCTGCTAAAGATACTGGTGGCCCAGCTTGGTCACTGCCAACTTCCCCAGCAGCAGGGTCAGTAGCAGGATCAACTGGAGCTGGGCTAGAGCTTACACTACCATCTGTTCCTGTAGCTAATGTAGATCCGTCATCAAACGTTTGTATTGTAGATCCGTCGTCAAATGTTTGTATTCCTGCACCATATGCAGGTGCTGGACTAGTTTGAACATCGCTAGCAGGAACCGCCGGATCTTCCCCGGCACCGACCTGTGGGTCTGGTGGATTGCCAACCGGCTTATCTTTTGAAGTAGTATCAATAACCCAGGCGTCGTACTCGGCCTGACTAATTTCAATTTGTGGGCCGCCGGGGTTATTGGGGTCTGGTATGTATGGCATTCTTTAAGTTGTCCTGTACAATATTTATGGTTAAAATAAACCACCCAGATAATGATTAAAAGGTTGACCTTTGTGGTTTTTGTGCTACAATAAATATATTATTAGGAGACATATTAGTGGCCACATCATCCTTGCCAAGAACACCAGCAAAAACAAATTATCTCAATAACAGAGATATCCTGAAGCAAATACACCTAAGCAAAAATACATATTGCACATATACAGATCCAGTAAATGATCATCAATATGACATTATTTTGCCCACACTAGCCAAGATTAATCAACGTACAATAGCAGAAGCACGCCGTAATCGTGCAGATCGTTTTAAGCGCGAAGGTGTTATTGTTGATCCAAAAAAGATACCAAATACTGACTTAGTATTCCGTATTACCTGCTGGGATCACATACCTATGGCACCTAAAAAGATACCTAAATCGGCAACAAAAAAGAAAAAAATTGAAGATATTTTTGAACTGGACTTGCCCGAAGATGACGATCCATTGGCTGAATTAATTGACATTCCGATATTAGATCCTAAACATGTTCGTTTAAACTTTCCTCCATTTTATCACTACAGATTAGATGAAAATAAAGAACCATTCCAGGTAGGCAAGAGTCACTGGATTGGTGATTTTGAGTCGGGTGAGTTTAGCAAGGATCACGGGCAAGCTACACGCACCTTAGCAACTATGTATATGAAGCTGTGTGAACGCTATGCCACCCGTAGTAACTGGAGAGGATACACTTACAATGAAGAAATGCGCGGTCAAGCCCTACTACAACTAAGTCAAATTGGCCTACAGTTTGATGAATCAAAATCACAAAATCCGTTTGCTTATTATACTGCGGCTATTACCAATAGTTTTACTCGTATCTTAAATTTAGAAAAGAAAAACCAAAACATTCGAGACGACATGTTAGAACAAGCCGGACTCAACCCAAGTTGGACACGGCAGAACGCTGGCAAAAAGAATCCCAACTTTGGGTCAGTTGTTACCAACATTGACATCTCTGAATACAATAACGAGACTTAACCAGATGAGTTGCAAAACTCGTTTTACTCCTGTATACTGTAATCTATGAGTCTATTTAAAAAAGTGGCAGTATGTACCGATCTACATTTTGGTCTTAAATCAAACAGTCAACTGCATAATCAAGACTGTAGTGATTTTATTGATTGGTTTGTTGAAACTGCCAAGGCCAATGGTTGTGAAACGGGCATGTTCCTTGGCGATTGGTCGCATCAACGTGCGGCTATTAACATGCAGACACTACAATATAGCCTGCGTAGTTTAGAAAAATTATCCAAGGCATTTGATCGTTTTTACTTTATTCCAGGCAATCACGATTTATATTATCGCGACAAGCGTGATATCTATAGTACAGAATGGGCCAAACACATTCCTAATATCCAGATTGTCAATGACTTTTTCAAAGACGGAGATGTTATTATTGCTCCCTGGTTAGTTGGAGACGATCATAAAAAGTTAGCTAAAATGAGTGCCAAGTATATGTTTGGGCACTTTGAGCTTCCGCACTTTAAAATGAACGCCATGGTAGAAATGCCAGATCATGGTGAACTTAAGGTAGAAAATTTTAAAGGAGTTGAAAGTGTATACTCAGGACATTTCCATCTGCGGCAACATAAAAATAATATCAATTATATCGGTAACTGTTTTCCACACAACTTTGCTGATGCTGGTGATGACCAGCGTGGTATGATGATCAAAGAATGGGGTGGAGCGGATCAATACTTTGCGTGGCCAGGGCAACCCCTGTATCGTGTAATGAAGTTAAGTGAAGCCATCGATAATGGCAAAAATATTCTAAAGCCTAACATGCATGTGCGTGTAGAACTGGACATTGATATCAGCTACGAAGAAGCTAATTTTATTAAAGACACCTTTGTAAAGGATCACAATCTGCGTGAGATGGCATTAATTCCTAGCAAGCGTACCGATATTGACGTTGACATGGCCCCAGGAGAAGTCAAGTTTGAATCAGTAGATCAAATTGTTACAGATCAACTTACTAATATTGAAAGTGAATTTTACGATCCAAAATTACTATTGAAAATATATCAAAACCTATGATACATATAAAGAATTTGACCGTGAAGAATTTCATGAGTGTGGGTAACTCCACTCAAGCTATTGACTTTGATCGCAAGGACTTAACACTTGTGCTAGGTGAAAATCTAGACCTAGGTGGCGACGGTAGTCGCAACGGTACAGGTAAAACTACAATTATTAATGCTCTTAGCTATGCTCTATATGGCACGGCACTAAGCAACATCCGCAAGGATAATCTTGTCAACAAGACCAATGGTAAAAACATGTTGGTCAGTCTTGATTTTAGTGTTGGCGGCAAGGATTTTAAAATTGAGAGAGGGCGTAAACCTAACTTACTTAGATTCTATGTTAACAACGAAGAACAGGCTGCCACAGATAATGCTCAAGGTGACAGCAGAGAAACCCAAGATGCCATAGAACAGATGTTAGGACTTAGCCACGATATGTTCAAACATATTCTTGCTCTTAACACTTATACAGAACCTTTCCTAAGTCTTAAAGCCAACGACCAGCGTACTATTATTGAACAGTTGCTCGGCATCACACAGTTAAGTGAGCGAGCGGATCGTATTAAAGAACTTAATAAAGAAACTAAAGATGCAATACAGCAAGAAGAGTTCCGTATCCGTGCTGAGCAAGAGGCCAACAAGCGCATAGAAGAACAAGTAGAAAGTTTAAAGCGTAGACAAACATTATGGACAACCAAACATGGCGAAGATATCCAAGAACTTGAGAAAGCCCTGGCGGCGTTGCAGAATATACAGATCGAAGTGGAGATCCAGGCGCACCAGGATCACAAGGCATGGGATCAAAAGCGCAAGGATATCAACGAACTATCAAGTCAGATCTCACGAGTCAAATTGGACATCGGTCGGGAGGAAAAGCTGGGGGCCAAACTATCTAAAGAAATTGAGACGCTTGCAAACCATGAATGTCATACGTGTGGGCAGGCCTTCCACGACAGTAAGCACCAACAAGTTATGGAAGCAAAACAGGCAGACCTGGCAGCGTCTCGAGAGAGCGGCACAACTTACAGCACTCTCTTATCAGAATTGGAGACTACCCACACGTCCTTGGGCACGTTAGGTAAGCCACCTAAGATGTTTTACGATAAAGAATCTGACGCTATTCAACACCAAGCTACTGTGGCAAACTTAGAACAACAGATTGCCAGCAAATCAGCAGAAACAGATCCTTATAGTGAACAAATTACAGAAATGCAACAACAGGCATTAAAAGAGATCACATATGAGACACTGAACGAGCTTACTCGTTTACAAGAACACCAAGACTTCTTACTCAAATTACTTACAAGCAAAGATTCGTTTATCCGTAAAAAGATTATTGAGCAAAATCTTAGTTATCTAAACGCCCG